TAAATATACACACTTCTTCACCTGCACTATTTGCAGACGTAACAAATGGCACAATTGTTGTAAAACCTTTTGAAGACCAGTCTGTATTTGTTTCAATAGCTGTGTTGTTTTTATAAAAAGAAAATGTGGTATTATCTACATCAACCGCAACAGCAAGAATGTCACCCGCTGCATAGGTTGTGGATTGATGACCATAGTTATGCTCACCATTATTATTAGGGTTATCTGCGTCAGCAATACCTAATCCAATTTTATGGTTACTAGATGCTGAAGAAACATAACGAATCTCCCAATACCATTTGCCGGATAACACACCAAATGTACCAAAAGCTTCAGCGTTGTCCTCAATAGAAACCCGTAGATTGCCTTCTGAAAAAACAGGTGTGCCATCGTGGTCATCAATAGGATTTAACGTACACCAGTTCATCGTGGGTGAGTCTAATAAAACATCCGTTGCTGCTAAATTGTTTGCTGTCCAGTCATTGTTATTGCCAGAGACATCATTTCCAATATCACCGCTATTCGCAAAATCAAGTTTAAATCCGTTAGTACCAAATGTCAGGCCGCTGGTATTCTTGGGCGTCCAGGTACCCTGAACAGTCTCGCCAAAGCTGGCGGGTGTCAGGGCTGCTCCGTCAATGACATTAATTTCAGCCATGTAGCCATCAAAACCAGAACCCCAACTATTAACATACCTTCCGCTAATAAAATGCAGACCCGCTTGATTAAAGGCATAGTCTTGATTTGCAATGCTTGAACGATTATCCGTATCTAAAGCTGCTTCTGAGCCATTTACATAAATTTTTAACCTATCAGCAGCAGCAGCGGCAGTAGCATCAAAAGCAATAACTATGTGATACCAAGCAGAGGAGTCTCTGAAAAGTTGAGATGTTTTTGCAAATACCGTTGAGTAAGAAGCAAATTGAAAATTATCGGCAGTTATAAAAGCTGTGTACATATAGCTTGCATCGTTTAGAGCAGAACGGGATGCAAACAATCCTTGAAATGACGATATATTTGCACGTTTAACCCAACTACTCCAAGTCCAAGTCTTGCGGTTGCCAGCAGATGCAGGAGTTCTACTCAAATACGCACTATCGCCATCATTGAACCGCAACGACTGGTCTAAACTGTGCGGATAAAACCCAGTGCTTACCTCACCAGAACCCTGACCTTTTATAACACTCATGTTATACCCCTATGTCAAAGCCGCTGAAGCTGAAACCAGTATCGTGTCATTGCCACTTGCTGCTGAACAATAATAAGCCAGATAATATGTGCCGGTAGCTGAAATGGCAGTTAGTGATGCCGCACTTATTGCCACACTGGCATGAGCCGCAATTGCGTGGTTGCCGCCGTTAATGAACATGATGTTGCCCGACTGCCCTGCGACTGGGTTTGTAAAGGTCAGCGTTAGACCCGCTGCCGTGGTGCATTTGAAATCGTTGCCCACAGCTAGATCAAAACTGCCATCATTGTCTGTGGTTACATGACCGCTAGCTCTACCAGCTACAGTTACATCATCACCAACAGCAACATCACCAGCACTAACAGTTCCAGTGGTTGTTATTGCACTTGAGCCGTTGTCAATGCTGCCAAAACCGCTTGTAATACTGCCACTATTAAGTGCGCCAGTTGTAACTACGTTCGAGCTTCCTGCCGCTGGTGCAGCCGCTATGTCTGATAGCACCTCTGATGTGCTGCGACTTTCCAAACCGTTTGCTGTAAATCTTGCATATTCGTCATCAGCCACTGAAGCGCTATCAATCTTCACCGCGTTTGTGTTTGAGATGCCAAATGTCAGTGTGCCTTGTGCGCCAATATCAGATAACACCTCAGAGGTTGATCTGCTTTCAAGGCCACTAGCCGTGAACCGCGCATACTCATCATCTGCAACTGAACTGCTGTCGATTTTAACTGCATTGGTATTTGATATGCCAAAGGTCAGGCTGGCCTGTGCGCCTATGTCTGATAGCACCTCTGATGCAGATCGGCCTTCAATGGCCGTGCCATCAATCCGCAAGAAATCATTATCAGCCGCGCCGCTTGTAAACACTGGCAGATTACCGTTAGAAATGCCTGTTGACAGGGTTGCGACAGTGGTGATTGCAGAGCCGTTCAGTGTCATGGCATCAGCTTCAAGTGTGCCGTCAATATCAGCATTGCCGCTTATGTCGAGCGTTGCTGCGTCTAGTTCGCCTGTGATTGTCAGGTTGCGGCCACCAGTAATATCCTTGTCAGAATCAACAACCATTGCCTTGGATGCCAGCACAGTGCCGGGTGTGATGCCGTCAATGGTTTCTAGCTCTGCCTCGCTGATGACCGCGCCTGATCCTAATGTCAAAGCGCCGCCGACTGTGAGGTTGCCAGCAACCGCCATAGTGCTGTTAGCAACAGTGGCATTTGGTGTGATGGTTAAATGCGTTACATAGGTGCCAGCGCTATTAATATCGTTGCCCAAGGTCAGTGTGCCGCCGTCAGCGATGTTCAGCTTCCACTCATCGCCTGCGTCATCACCTTCATCTGCCATTAACGTTATGGCAAGCCCAGCACCCTCTGCTGCTGATATTTTCAATGAATTAGTTGTTGTTTCATCGTACTGAATAAGCACATCAGAGTTTGTGCCAAAAGTGATCGTTTTGTCATCAGGCAGGGTAATGCCTTGTGCAAACGGTATAGCTGCCGTGCAAGTCTGTGTGCCGTCTTTGAGAATAGTTGTAGACAGGCCAGTGGCCATGCCGTCCAGTTCTGTGTCGAACTTAGAGGCAAGAATTTTAACGCCGTTATCCCTATCTGTCGTGCAGTCAAAGGTTCTGCTAAATGTGCCGCCTGAAAATGCCATTAGTATGGGCCTCCTGGTGCGAATGTATAATGAGCGCTAATAAAGCTGACTGTCTGGCTATCAGTTGCCACTTTGATGCGTAGCGCTGCGCTGAAGCCAAACTTGTTGACCGCCTTTCGGCGCTTGGTAATGCCAACCCCAACTGCGTCAGCCCAAAAGAAATCATCCCAAGTGGCTATATCCCAGCTTGCCATGTTTGATGCAAAGGTTGTTGTTGCGACTGCAATGCCACTAACAGGCGCTTGGTCAACCCCAACCCCAAAGTCAAAAGCCACATCGGTTTCACCTTCGAGCATTGGCTGCACAGAGCTAAAGCGCTTCACCCCGCCGCGATCACCAAAATAATTATAGCTAGTTGCCAGATCACCAACGATGTTTTGATCAATGTCAGCGTTGCCGCCTACTTTAAAAACCTTGCCGTCAGCGCTTCCGAAATATGTATCACCGTTGAACTGACCCCACACAACAGCGGGTAGGTTTTGGAAAATGCACCAAGCCCGAATAATCGGGTTAAAAACGTGCTGATTATATAAATCATTGCTGTTGCCAGTTGGATAATTGAAATAAACCTTATCGCCATCTGGGCTTACAAATATCTGCCAGCCCTGACTTGTGCCTGTTTCTGCAACCTGGGCAATAACCGTGCCTCTGATCTTTTCTGATATGGCTGCCGCCTTATTTCCAACAAGGTCTTGCCTAACCACTTGTGATAGCGGCAGATAACCCTCTTTGGTCATTATAACAACATCACCGCCAAGTTTAGCAATTGCACGTTTTTCTTGAACCGGCTCTGCTAAACGAAACGAGCCAACCAGCGCAAAATCGCTAGAAGGGTTAGAGCCGCTATAAATAAGCACCTCGCCTGATGACATAATGATGCAAAGCAAATCATCGACCCCTTCACCTCCGTCGATGCTTAGAGAATTGATCATTATGATGTTACCGCCGAATGTGCCGACTAGACCCACAGGGAACTTGGTAAAATTGCCTTGGAAGGTATCAACAGACGCAGAGTGATAAAAATTCTGACTTGTGCCTGTCCAGTAGTAAACGCGGTTTTTGTGTGCGTGTACGCCGGTCAGTGTGTTTGGATTTACACTGTCTGATAGTGTGATTGATAAATCAGAAGCGCTAGAGCCATTCCAGCTAAACGGAAGGTTTGCGCCAGACGGCACAATGATAGATAAATTGTTAAACTCAATATGCTCTGCACGGCCATTGGCGAGGCCGGTTTTCTTACTGACGGCTGTTCCGCTATCAATCTGATATAACGTGCCATTGCTGCCAATTGCCAGCAACTGCCTGTTTGAGCCTGCGCTATGCTCTATCAGCGTTTCTACATCACCAGTGCCAATGCCAGTACAGAACTGCGTGTAACCATCGCGCAGCGTAATCTTGCCGGTTGTCGGAAAGAAATTGCTTAATATGAGCGCATCAGTTGGCGGCATGGCATCAATAGAATCACGGCTGTTCAAACCGCCCACAGGGGCTGGCACAGATGCCGCTTTGACGCGGTACTGGTTTGCTGATCTAGCTGCTTGTAGCATTAAAGGCCATATCCACTATCTGGTAAATTGTAGCTATATGGGCTGACCAAATAGCGCCTGTGATCGTCAAGTGTCAGGATTGGCGCACCGCCTGCGCGGCTTATCGCCTGCCTTAGTTCCATTTGATACTGCCGGAAATCCTCATCATAGATCAGGCCGTGCGACTGCTTAAACCGCCATGTAACGCCCATTTCCATCAATGTTTCGTCTAGTATCCCAACATCGCTGTCAGCGGCCATAGCGGCCTGTGATGTGCCGCCGCTGGTCTGATTCCAGTGGCCGGATACATATTCAAAGCCAACGGTTTCGGCGCTGTCAGGTGTCGGTGTGATATCAAACCGCAAAGCATTGCTTGCAGCCTTCAGCCGAAAGCGCTGGACAATGTTGCCAGTGACCGTACCAAAGCGGTCAGCCTGGTATGTTTGCGGTGTAATCGGGCCAACCATTGCATCTAAATCTGTGCGGTTGTAAGCCGTGCCTGATACAAACCGATCAAAGTCAGACGGCAGCGCATAGTTCTGCGTGCCGTTGACCGTGTTAAAGGTGTGTTCCTTCATCAAAATCGGCCAGTTATTGGCACGCATCAGTTGAGCGCCCTCGCGGTTAATCATAACCAGAAGCTGCCGCGCAATCGGATCAGTATTGCCAGCAACTGTTGTTGGGCGCTCAAACCCTACAAAGTCGCTAACTGCTTGTGCTATTGTTAGCAGGCTCATTTTTCACCTCTTGCGGTTCTGCCAAGGTCTGTGCCGCAACGGCCACCTCAACAACTAAATCTTCTTTTTGCTTGCTGGCCTCAACTTGCAGGGTGGCAATCTTTGCCAACTCAACATAAGGCTCACCGATCGCACGCAGCGTTGTTTCCTGCGCTGATGCTAAATCCTCGACTGTTTCAATGTCGTTAAGTTCAAGCTCACAACGGCGCGGCTCAGTCATGCCGGGTAAATCTTGCAAGGCAGTGCCTTTTTTCTTTGGCTTTTTCTTTTTGTTCTTGTAAGCAGCCCAGCTATCAGGAAAACGCTGTATATCCTCTGGCCGCGCTGGGCCTTCCCAAATATCACGCACGCCTGCAATTTCAATACGGCAAAAATCTTTTATTACGCCGTTTAGCTCACGTTCAAAAAATATACCTTTTTCGCTCATTCAATCCTCCCGATTGTATTGTAAAAAGGGGCAAGGTTTCCCCTGCCCCCAAATGATATTTATAGTGGGAATGTGCAGATAATTTCCTTATCTGAAATATCCCCGGCAATCGCACAGACGTTATCTGTAACAGCGCCAGAAACATCAAGCGTGCCGTCTGCTGACCCTGTTGGGGTCAACGGATCGCCATCTGCGCCCGCTGTCAAAGCAATGGTCAGGGTTGCAACTCCAGTTACCTGAAACCAACCATATTGCCCATCAGTCATTATCGCCTGAATTACACCCGCACCGACTTCAACTGAATCGGATAGATCGCTAGTAACCTTAAATTGTTTATAGCCATCTAATAAGTAATAATAGGCAACCTCACCAGCGACTGCTGCGGTTCCAGCACTACCAGTATCGTATTGAAGATACTTGTAGAGGCGTGTGCCGCTTGTGTCGTTAGTGATTGCACCAAGCTGACCCAACTGAAATTCAGGGGTGTCAGCAACTGCTGTGGGGTCAATCCCCATTACTGCTGCAATAGTCATTACAATCCCCTTCCTTATGTATGGATCACGCCTTGGAGAGCGCGGTTTGAACAGGTCAGATTTCCTGACCAGAACATCGTTACCTTCGCCTGTGAGCGTTAATCACAGACCGCCTTGCGGCTGCTTATGCTTTCACA